AAATGCAAAGGAGAAAAACAAAATGGCATTTACATCAGCTAATTTCCCTGCCGAAATGGTAAAGGAAGTATTCGTAGGAGCAAAGGGACACTCCGCAATCGCTAATCTCTGCGGTATGACACCTATGGCTTTCAGTGGCACAGACATTATGGTCTTCTCTTTCGACGGAGAGGCTAACCTTGTTGGTGAGGGTGAGGCAAAGGCAGCTCACACAAACGGCAAGGACATCGTTAAGATCGTACCTCGTAAGATTGAGTATGGTGCTCGTGTTTCTGACGAGTTCATTCGTTGCTCTGACGAGAAGAAGATCGAATACCTCAAGGCATTTAACGAGGGTTTTGAGAAGAAACTCGCTCGTGGTCTTGACATTATGGCTATGCACGGAGTTAACCCGAAGACAGGCGTTATCGCTACAACTCTCATCGGTGACAACTCTTTCGACACAAACGATGATGTTACTTCCGTAACATACAACCCCGCAGACCCCGAGGGCAACATCGCAACTGCAGTATCTGCTATCGGTGACTACGATATGAACGGCGTTGCTATGTCAAAGGCTTTCGCAGCTGCTCTCGCATCTCTCAAGGTCAATGGCGTTGCACAGTATCCCGAACTCGGTTGGGGTGCAAAGGCTACATCTATCAAGGGCGTACCTGTTGACATCAACTCAACAGTATCTTTCGTTGATGGCGAGTATGCTTATGCAGGCGATTTCGCTAACGCTTTCAAGTGGGGTTATGCCGACAAGATCAATTTCGAGGTAATCGAATACGGCAACCCTGACAACTCCGAGGCAGGTGACCTCAAGGGACACAATCAGGTATATCTCCGTGCAGAGGCTTGGCTTGGTTGGGCAATCCTTGACGGTAAGGCATTCGCAAGAATCGAAACTGCATCTTCCGGTTCTTGATATGAAGTACCGCAACGTGAAGACGGGAGCGGTCATTGACGTGCCGTCCAAGATTAGCGGTAAGAATTGGGAACTTTTAGACGGGGGCAAGGTTGAAAAACCTGCTCCCGTTGTTTCCGATGCACCCGTCGAGGAAGAAGTCAAACCCGTCAAGAAGACGAGAAAGACCGCAAAGAAAACAACAAAGTAAGAGGGCAAGAAAATGTCAGATTATGCAACAGTAAACGACATCAATCAGTTAAAGCGACCCTTGACATTTGGCGAGCAGAACAGAGCAAAGAGGCTTATACCGATTGTCTGTTCTCTTATCCGCTACGAGGCAGTGAAGACGGGCAGGAACTACGACGATATGATTCTCAAATCCGAGTTAGTCCCTATCGTTGACATTCTGAACGGCAACGGAGAAGATACGGAGTTTGCACTTTCGTACATTCCGCAGGGTATGGTCGCAATCACTGTCAATGGTGTTTACCTTGCAGACGGCTATACCATATCGGAAAAGGCTCTCACGTTCGATTCTGCACCCACGGGCGAGATATTAGTAATGTATGACTATCGAGCACTTGCAGAGGTCGTAAAGGGCGTTGTGTGTGACGTGGTTATGAGGGAATTAAACACCCCGAGTAATCAGTTACCTGCAACAACGTACTCGGAATCCGCAGGCAACGTCAGTCAGTCTTACACCTTACCGAACGCAAGCGGTGCAATCAAGTTGTGGAAGTCAGACCTTAAGGCTCTCGGTCTCTTAAGACAGAAGATAGACACCATAGACTTAATGCCAACCCATAAAAGGGGGTGTTGATATGTTGCCGTCATTCTGTAAAGACGTAGTGACAAGGTTAAGACCAAAGACAACGGAATCGAGAGGCAAGACAGTCCCTGATTGGAGCGTTGCACCTGATTATGAAGAAATAGACGGGTGCTCAATGCAACCTGCGAGCACGTCACTGTCAACAGACGGACGTGTGCTTGGCATATCTGACCTCTGGACACTCTTTTATCCGTCCGATGCCGATATTATGGCAGGGGACAGGATAGAGTATAACGGCCTGATATACGAGATTGACGGAGACGTGAGAGTACAACCTACTGCATGCAGGTTAGACCACATCACAGTTAATTTGAGGCGTTACAATGGCTAAATCAGGATTGACAAAGATCGAATTTTCCAATGAGGGTATGCGAGCGTTATTTCAATGTGACGGCACAAAGCAGGTCATTGAGCAGAACACGGAACGCATAACCGCAGAGGCAAACGGAAACGGCAACTGCGACGGATTTGTCGGTCAAACAGTTATGGGCCGTATCGGTCGTTATGTCGGTCTTGTCAGAGCAACCGATAAACAGTCGATGAAAGCTGCAAGCGAAGAAAAAGCACTTGAAAGGGCGTTACATCAATGAACATCTTAATACCTATCGACATTGAGGACGAAGTAAGAAAGGCGTTATCCCCTTACTTTGCTAATGTCGTTGCAGGCGATTTACCGCCTAACTTCTCAACCCCTATTTTAAGGGTAAGACAGACGGGCGGTGGAACGGCAAACACCATTGATAATTTCAACGTGTCGATTGACGCAAGGGCAACGACTGATGTCGGAGCACTTGACCTTATCCGTAAGGCACAGGGCGTTCTCGAGGCACAGTGTAAGGCTCAATTCGGCTTACTCCGTCACGTTGTAATAAACAGTCTGGCTCAATGGGGGAGCGACCCCGTGAGACCTGACTTAAAACTATGCACCTTGTCGGCAACGATAACGGCACATAGAGAATCGCTCAACATAGAATCTTAAGTAAAGGAGAAATACTATGGCATCAAACGATGTAAATTTAGGCATTGGCTATTCTGGAATGATGTACATCGGTGAGGTCGGCACGGCTACAATCCCTGCAAGTCCTATGGACACTCTCACGGGTTTCACAGAAGTCGGTGCTATCGACAGTGACGGCATCACAGTCAACTTCAACAAGGACGCAGAGCCTATCCGTGATTGGAGCAAGGCTATCAGAAGACTTGCATCTTCCGATGAGGGTGCAACGATTAGCGGTAAGTTGCTCGAGACTACAAAGAAAGTCTTTGAGGCTATCTTTGGAGCAGATAACGTCACATACACAGCTGCTACATCTTCTCACGGCAACGTGACATCAGTTACAGTCGCTCCCGGTGTTTCCGCATCGAAGAAAGTCTTCTATTTCCTTATGAAAGACGGAGACGATATGCTCGGTATCGGTGGTACGGGTATCTTAAGAGACCTCGGAGAAGTCAATTTCGTACCTAACGAGCCTATCACATACGACATCACGATCGAACTTGATTCTATCACCTATACAAAGGACGATGGACAGGTTGCTTCCTGATTAAGAAAGGGGTTCTAATATGCCTAAAGAACTGAATCTTAACTCATTACCCGTTGAGGTATTAAAGGTAACAATAGGCGAGACAGTCTATACATTACCTCTTGCAAACGCTCTGCCTTATTCAAAGGTAAAGAAACTCATTAAGATTTCAAAGAGCGATGACACAGAAGAACAGATTGATACATTTATCGCTTTCTTCAAAGAATACATACCCGAAGACGTTGTTGAGAATCTTCCAATGGCATCACTCACGGCACTTGCAAAGGCTTGGGGTGATACGTCAGAGGAAAATGGCGGTAGTACATTGGGGGAATCTTAAGCCTTGCACGTTTTGTAGATGAACATCGTAAGGCAGTTGAATATGACCTCTTAACATTGACGGGTTATACGTTAAATGATGTAGGGGGCAGACTTCCGTGGTCTGCCCTTTCTTCATTTATAGACAATCTACAAGTTAATTCTGCCCTATTCCGTGAAATGACAGGAATGAAAGCAGGGTGGGATTCCACACTGAAAACGAACATTATACTTGCCGACCTCGTAGACGTGGTAAACGCCATTGCTCACGGGTTGAGCGGTAAGAAACATAAAGTAAAGCCTTATCCGAGACCTTTTAAAAAGGGCAAGGAAAAGGACGAGAAACACATCGGCAAGGGTGCTCTTGCATCTGTTGACGATTTGAGAAATTGGATTAAGGAGAAACGCAATGGCAGATAGTGGCGGTTTTGAAATTGCAAAAGCCTATGTGACTATCATTCCGAGTTTCAAGGACGGACAGACAACTATCCGTAAAGAACTTGGCGATGTTACCGATTCCGCATCGAAAGAGGCAGGCGAGAAGTCGGGCAAGTCCTTTGGTGAATCAATGGCTAAAGGTCT